AAGTCGTAAGAGACAAGCCTTATGATGCAGACCTGAAGTTTGCAATCCAACAAAATGATCAAGCCGTAACATCAAACGGCAGAATGGCTATTACTTTTCTTGATGATTCTACTGTCAGGTTGACAGAACACTCAAAGCTCATTGTTGATGAATACATCTACAATGCTGACCCAAGCAAATCTAAAATGGCACTAACCTTTGGTGTCGGCACGGCAAGGTTTATTACAGGCAAATTAAGCAAGATAGACAAGAAAAACATAAAGCTAAAGACACCAACAGCAAACATTGCAATACTAGGAACAGATTTCACCGCAACAGTAGACGAGCTAGGACGGTCTCTAATAATTTTATTGCCTGATTCTATGGGATTATCTAGTGGCATGATAGAAGTAGCCACAGCGACAGGCACAGTGCGTTTAACTAAGCCCTTTGAAGCTACAACAGTGTCAGTATTTGAGAGTTCGCCTAGCAAACCAGTCATTTTAGACCTTACCTTAGACATTATTGACAATATGCTTATTGTTAAACCACCTGAAGAAAAAGTTACCGAAGAATCACAACAGGACTCTAGCAAGTCATCTAGCTACTTAGACTTCAACGATCTTGATGTTGACTTTCTTTCTGAAGAATATCTTGATAATGAAGCTGACATACAATTTACAGAACTAGATATAAATTATCTTGACGGTAATTTCTTAGAGGACTTGTTAGACATAATAGATTCACTGGCAGTTGGTAAACAAGAAGATGAAGTGGCACAGGATGCAACTTCTATAAAAATTACTGGAACTAAGATAGGTCAAGACACAGAAACAGGTATCACCACATTTATTACAGGACAGATGGTTACGCTTATGCGTACTGGAAATGACAATGCAAGGTTGGATTTAGACGGAAGTGGGAGCTATACTGTAATAATAATACAAAATGGGGTTAGTAAAACTGTTTTGATAAACGGTGGCAGTAGTAGCAATATTACTATAACTCAAAGTGATTAATGAAGAAGTTAATATTTCCAATACTTATAATCTTACTTGGATTACCTTTGTACTATTCTGTTTCGCCTTATGAAACATTAAAGCTCAAGACCTTTGATTATTTAGTACCAAAAAAAGAACCTACTGGTTTCTTTACTGTTCTAAATATTACTGATCAGGATGTCAGAGCAGAAGGTGGCTATCCCTTGCCTAGAAAAAGACTTGCCGAGATACAACAAGAGTTGGTAGAAAATGGAGCATTGGGTGTCGGATGGGTTATCGCTTTTGCAGATAAAGATAGATTCGGTGGTGATAGTGATTTTGCTACAAGCCTTAGATATGCTCCAACAGTCTTAGCTATGTTTGAAAGTGAGAGTGGTGAATATCCGCCCACTACAGGAACGGTCATACTGGGTGACGATATAACTGGTATAGAAGCTACTGGTGTCACGCAAAACATACCCATGCTTAGAGTCATAGCAGCACAAGGCATAGCATCTGCACCCACAGAGATTGATAACTTGGTCAGACAAATACCTTTGCTTATGCAAACCCCTGATGGATGGGTAGCATCTTTTGGTACTGAGGTTCTTAAAACTTTGGCTCAACAAGAGACATACATAATTAAAGGCTCTGCATTAGGCATAGAAGAAATCGCAGTCAGAGGATTGCCACCCACTAAGCTAGATAAGTACGGCAGACAATGGATTAGTTGGGTAGACACGCCACAAACTACATTGCAAGAGATGGATGTTGAGGGCAAATTTGTTTTTGTAGGTGTGACTGCTCGTGGTGTCATGCCACAAATAGCAACTCCTACAGGTTTATTAGAACCACATAAAATACAAGCAGCTTTGTCTGAGTCAATATTGCTAGAAGATTCTTTGTACATACCTGATTGGTCTATATCTTTAGAGCTAGGTATTTTCTTGTTGTCAGGTGCGCTTGTATGGCTTGCCTTAAATTATCTTGGTATTACTTTAGGCTTATCCACAGCTTTATTAATATTTATATCAACAGCTTATACAGGATATGCACTTATCCACAGGGGCTTATTGGTTGATGTTAGTTGGTCATTAATCAGTCAGTTTGTTATTGGCAGTGTGGCTTTCTATATGCGATTTAGAGAACAATACAAACTTAGACAACAGATAAAAAAACAGTTTGAGCATTACCTTGACCCTAGACAGGTAAAACAATTACAAAAAAATCCTGATCTATTAAGACTAGGCGGAGAAAAAAGAACCTGCACATTTTTATTTACTGATCTTAGAGGTTTCACATCTTTGTCTGAATCCGTATCGCCTGAAGAAGTTACATACATAATGAATAAAGTTTTAACTGCACAGCAAATTGCAGTACAGAAGCATGGCGGTATGGTGGATAAGTACATAGGTGATGCAATGATGGCTATATTCAATGCTCCCTTAGACTTGCAAAATCACAGTAGGGTAGCTGTAGAGTGTGCCTTAGATATTATTGAGAACATTAAAGATGTTAATAAAGAACTTGACCAAGAGGGCTTGCCTAGAATTGCTATAGGTATAGGCATCAATTCAGGTGAAGCGATCATAGGCAACATGGGTAGTGAAAACAGATTTGATTATACGGCTATTGGTGATGCAGTTAATACAGCAGCTAGGCTAGAAAGTGCAACAAAAGAAAGAGGTGTTGATCTTCTTATTGGTGAGCAAACAGAAGCCTACTGCGGATACCATTTGCAACCCTTAGAGCCTATAATGGTCAAAGGAAAAGCAGAAGCACTAAAAATATTTACATGGAAATAAAAAAATTTATTGACTGGATTATTAGCCTATTTGTGCAACGCTACCAAATAAGAGTATCTTTTAACAAGGAATATGGAGATGCAGACGATAAGGTTTACATCAGCAAAAAGATTTTAGTGCAAAAAGAAAATCACCTTAAATTTCGCAATTTAGACAATAAAGTTATAGAGTATAGAAGTGCAGGCGGACTTAATTACATCATTGAGGATATGTAATGCAACAGATTCTAATTGGAATTATTATCATGCTAGGTTTAGCAACTTATTATTTTCATAGTCAAAATCAAATACTGAGTGCAAATAACGCAGCTTTAGAGGGTGCAGTTGCCACACAAGAAGAAGCTATTGCAACAATGCAAGCAGACTTTGAAATGCAGACAAAACAGTTACAAGAGCTTACTGTCAAGAGTCAAGCTGCACAAAAAGAATTAAATAGGTATACACAGTTTATACAAAACTATCAGTTAGCATCTGAGATACTAGCAGACCCAGTAAAAATGGAGAGGAAAATAAATAATGGTACAAAGCATATCATGGAAAACATTGAGCAAATCAGCAGTGATGTTGATGGTCTTGATAATGGCTTGCAGTTGCAGTCTACTTCCGACTAGAGAAATACAAGTAACAGCAAAACCTATGGAACGCAAGATAGTGCAACCTATCATGCCTAGAGAAATTGATTTAAAAGAATTGCAGTGGATAGCTGTTACACCTGATAACTACGAAGAACAATTGGCTAGAATAAAAGAACAAGAAGGTGAGTTAGTGTTCCTAGCTATGACCATTCCTGACTATGAAGTCATGGCATACAACATGCAGGAGATCAAAAGATACATCACAGAACTGAAAGATGTGGTGGTTTACTACCGCAAAGTAACTACCGAAAAACTTCCAAATGATAACTAAATCTGATAGCCTTTAATTTTCATATAGGAGAATAATATGGGAATGATAGGAGAATGGATAGGAATTATCACAGGTGTAGTATGTTTAGCATCTATTATCTGTGCATTAACTCCGACTCCGAAAGATGATGCAATGATCGGAAAGTTCTATCGCTGCATTGAACTTTTGGCTCTAAATATAGGGCGTGCAAAAGAGAAGTAGATACTAGAGGGGGTGCAGAAGCACCTTTTTAATTTATGGCAAATAAAATAACACCATTCGTATATAACGCTATTCTTGAAAGGGTCGTAGATGGAGACACTATTGATGTTACTCTTGACTTGGGATTCAGTGTCTTTCTTCATAAGCAACGCTGCAGGTTGGCAGGTATAGACACTCCTGAGTCAAGAACTCGCAACCTTGCTGAAAAAGCATTAGGTAAAAAAGCATCAGCAAGACTAAAAGAAGTATGCGTAGGATCATTCAAAATACAATCACTAGGCAAAGGTAAATATGGCAGAATACTTGCAATCCCTTATACAGAAGATGG